GATTGTCCACCTGCGAACAATGTTCTCCTTCAAGTCTCTGGGTGGCGGAGGCACGGCCATCTTGTGCCGACGACGATACAGGTGAAGCGTACGAAGCCGAGTCAGATCCGAGTGAGCGATTGGGTTTTTCGTATACGGGTTCGTTGGAGACACCGTTCGCGTGAACCACTCCCATGCCGTTGCGAAATCGAACCACCACACCTTGTCTCCTTCCTGCAAACCAAAGTACTCAAACGGTGCTTGTTTCGCCTTGTCTTCAAAGGTGGCCAGATCCTCGTCATTGACGCACACTCCGCGCCGAAGCACACCGGGTCCTGCCAATGTCAACACGTGACGCACTCGCCATCCGCGATACAATGCCTGAACTTTCACGAACCGACGAATCTTCTCTTTGTTCGCATCTGCCCAATATTGGACCGTCTTACATCGTGCATGAACTCCACACACAGTATGTCCAAGCAATGCAGTCGACCCACATTGGTCTGTCGACTTCTTGTTCCGCAGTGCCGCACACTGTTGCATTGCTTAGTTTGTATACATTCTTGAAAACTGGAAACGTGTGCGGAAAACGGATCCGGTGGCAACGAGGCCAAGAAAGCTCACACAATTCAATATGGCTACCACTGCAATCATCCCTTCTGAGAACCTGGACATCTCCCGCGTCAGCATCGGCGATATTCGCGCGAACAAGGCTGGTGGCAAGACCGTTCCGATCAAGTACAATGGGCAGTCGCTTCAGGTCCGCATCCCTCGCATCTACTACCCTGCTGGCGTTGTGGTTCGCACGGACGAGCAGTCCGGTAAGCGTAACTACAGCCTGCTGGCCTCGCTCAAGGGCTGCGACTCCTATGCCAAGGATCGTAGCACCGATGGCAGCGATGTCGGTGCCTTCTACAACTTCTGCCTGGACATGCAGGAGAAGCTCATCCAGCACTCAATGGCCAACTCGGGCAAGTGGTTCGGCAAGGCCAAGTCCGAGGCTGTTCTCCGCGAGACCATGAAGCCGATTCTCACGCCGAGTGTTGAGAAGGTCAATGGTGAGTGGATTCCGAATGGCAAGTATCCGCCTTCGCTCCGCATGAAGATCTCGATCTGGGATGGCCAGGTCGGGATGGACGCGGTGGATGAGAAGGGCAATGCGATTGTTCTGACTGAGGACAATCTGGAGCAGGTCTTCGCTAAGCGTATCGAGGGCCGCATGGTTCTGGCTCCGAGCGTGTATGTCACCGGCACTGGCTTCGGTGTGACGTGGCGTGTCGTGCTGGCCAAGGTGTTCCCGCCGTCCCGCGTGGGTGCCAAGGCGGCGTTTGCCGACATCAAGGAGCCGGAGGATGATGCCGAGGACAAGCCGGCCAAGCTGGACATGCCGGTTGCGGATGCGTTCCCTGACGAGGAGGAGGACGAGGAGACTAAGCCGCGGTCTCCAACTCCTCCACCTGCACCTGCACCGGTGGCTCCTCCACCGGGTCCGAAGAAGCAGCGGAAGGCACAGGCGGTTCAGTGAACCCAAATAAAGACCAGACAAGGGAGCCCTTCGGGGCGGTGTGAACAACCATTCGCTCATCAATAAAAAACACCTTTTCCTTTTCGGGGATGGACAGTGGGGCCGCTACGCCACACGGAAAGGCGGACATGGAGACACGCCCGCAGGTGACACAGCTATATACCGTGGGCCGCTCAATCAGGACGTCAACCGTAACAATACGCATGGGTCCACGCAGACACCGTTCAAGGAGCTGCGTAGGCGTCGTCCAGCCCTCGGTCATGCATTGTTCATATGCGTGTGTTGGCATCTCTTTCCAGAGGGTATCGCCTGCTGTCCATCCGTCTTCTTGCAGGAGGGTGCCAAACACATTGTCCTTGTACCACAAGAGCGAAACGTCGGCCGGATTGGCCAGAGCGTGTTCGGACACGCCTACCCGGTCAAGAGACACTGGATCATAAAGCCAATATACATTCGCATGGGTGTATCGCGGGTCTCGTGCACCGCGATATACCTGTTGTCCGGCCATCGTCCACAGGTCAGATACAATGTTGATGTCGTGTTCAGTAATGTCAATGTCTACATCGTAGACAACCGATCGATCAATCGTCGAGAACATTACTTACGAGAGCGTTTGGTTTTGCGGCGAGTTTGACGCCGGCGGCGGGTGCGGCGTTTGCCTCCATAGTGATATATAAGGCCCCGAACCCACTTCAACATATCATCGCGATTTCTATAGAGAACTTCGTACATCGTATTAAAGTCAGCCGGATTAGCTGTCGCCAGGTTCGTTATTCTGAGACTACTATCCAATCCAATCGACTGCGGATTCAGGAGATACTTCAGAATCACCAATGACCATGGAACACACGTCTCTGCACTTTCGTTTCTTGAAGTCTTCTGAAGGTCAACCGAGTTTCCCGTTATACCCGGTATGTCCCTGTATTTTATCCTATTTCCGTTCGTTATCTTGTCTGCGGCTTCTACGTACGCCCGAACACCGACGGCGCCTTTGAACATGCTGTCTGCAACTGCCTTGTGCCAGTCTGGGTTCTTGTACAACCACCAAAAGGTCGTATCGTATTGTTCGAGAAACCAGACCGTCGGTGTAGCTTCCGTGCCGGTCATAAGATATGGCACAATGTGATGTGTTTCGGGGTTTTCATTCGACGGGAACACCAATCGCAAGAGTCCAAATACTGGTTGAATTCTTCCGCGCGGGTTTCTAGCGACATCATACGATTTGCGAAAATTAGCATTGTATCCGTCTTCCTTCACCAAAAACTCACCACCCTTGCCCCTGAATTCACACTTATATACGAACTGGATAAGCTGGTGATTGCTCTTAAGAAGTTTGTTCGCATAACTCAGCAAGTCAAATTTCGGCGACGTGGTCGGCACACGGCTAGCCCACCTAGTTGGGGGGTCGCGAGAAATAGGTTGCGGTGGTGGCGGAACCGCAGCGGCGGGGGCCTGTGGTTTGAACTTGAAATCTTCGTCCTTCGTGGCCTCGGCAGCCGCTGCCTTCGCACCGGTATCAAGTGCCTTCTGGACACCAGCAGTGTCTAGCGGGTCGGCGTAGAGGTCGTCGTCCTTCTCAATAGTCGGTTTAATATCTTCCTGTTGAGAGTCACCGACCTCCGCCATTACCTCTAATCGAAGGTAATCTTGACGGGGACATCGTGGATACGCACGGACTTGGTGGCCGAACGACTCAGCTCACGACGCTTACGACGCTCGGAGTCCTTGGGCTGAACCACATGCGAACACTCTTCCATGTCTCCGTGGATCTCGTCGTAGTGAGCATCCAGGTAATCAAGCACCTCATCCTGGATCGCCCACTCGAAGAAGTTCAGCTGCCCCACTGTGGTATCCAGGCCGCGGAACTGGATACGCTTCCATCGGCAGAACGGGTCAAACATCTTTTTGTTGTACGCCTTGAGGTGAGACTTGTAGACCAGGTACACAATGACGTGATGGTTTGACTTAGCCATGAACGAAACATTGTGCTTCTTTGAGTAATTGGTAACAAACCAATCCAGCAACCTGAGGCTTAACCGCGACTTCCCCGACAAGACCTCCTCTACGCGGCGGAAATTCTCGGGATCAGAGTAGAACTTTTCCAGACGGTGGAGAACCCATTGGTCCTTGCTTTGAATCGTCTCCATATCGATTCTGTGTTCCAGCACTGAAAATGAGTTTTCCAACGTGACGCATCAATAAACGCAATGGAAGATGTCGTCACTCAATGGTTGAAGGAACCGCCGTATACCCACATGAAGAACCGTCTGAAACCGCTCGTCATGTTTCTGACTCTGCTGGTTCCGACGCTCAGCTATACGCAGGCCCGCCGCCGTGTCTTCGCAGCAGCCGAGGAGGCGATGAAGGGAGACCTGGGACGTATATGGACTCGCGACCGATGCGTGCGGCGAACGATCCGGGTCTACGGCATGAATGACCAGCGGACATCTGCGTGGCACGCCAAGCGAGGCGAGATGGTCACGGCATCGGAGGTGTCAGGTGTGTTTACTGGCGGAGAGACGCGACGGGCCTTGGTGGTCCGCAAACTTGCCCCGCCGCAGCCCACCGGCGGGAACATTGCTCTTGCCTTAATCTGGGGAACTCGCATGGAACCTGTCGCAAAGGCACTGTACGAAGCTGAGACAAAGTGTAAAATTGTGGACGTGTCCTGTGTCCAGCACCCGGTCCATTCCTTTCTTGGTGCGTCACCCGATGGCATTGTCTTTCCAAACGATCCAACGGACGTGCATAGGCGTGGACGATTGGTTGAGTTCAAATGCCCATTCTCGCGTCCACAGACAGAGGGAATTCCGGATGCGTACGTGCACCAGATGCAGATGCAAATGGAGTGCACGGGCATTGACGAATGTGAGTATGTTGAATTCAGGTTCAAGCAGGTCTTCTCCTCCGAGTGGATGAACTCGACGGAAACAAAGGGAGCCCTCGCAGTCTTTGACGACAATTCAGTCGAGTATAAGCCCCAAAACATGGCGTTGCACGAGTGGGTGCCAACAGTGACGGATCGTGAGCCGCAGTATGTGTTCTGGCTGTTACTGTCCACGAAGAAGGAGTTCCTTCCCAAGGACACAACGTGGTTGCCTCGCCATCTTCCGGCCCTCCGCGAGTTCTGGGACGAGGTGCTTGCCCACCGAGCAGCTGGAACGATGCCTCCTCCTCCGCCATCAAAGGTGGTTACACTTGACATTTGATAACGCCCGGAAAGTAGTAATCGGATTGCACATACCCAGATGTATACCATCGGTCGGGCATCACAATTTTTCGGTGTGGATTCAAGTACGCTCCCCACCACGAGAAGGATGAATTGGCACAGATGCCACCCGCACACTGGCTCATGAGATACAACGTATCGATCTCCGACTCCATGACAAGCGTGAACTTCACATCGGCCAACCAGGGCCGAGACACTGCATACTCAATGTCGTTCGTCACCACAAGAAAGTGAGCATCCGGGAAGTGGGTCATGGCACGTTGATAATAGTCATCCAGATGGAGGTCGTGGACTGCATGCCCAACATAATCGCCGCCTCGAATGTGGAGGAATATGCGGTCCTTGACAGGATAGCGAGTCAGCACATCGGGCGAGAACTGCAGCCGACGAACAAAGTCTGCGTCGATATACCGCCAATCCTGAAAATACCCATTCATCTCCGGATTGGGACTCCAGCGAAGAAGACCACGCCAGTCCGTGTATGCCATGGATGGTTCTAAAACTTTGGACGTCGGCTTCACATTCGAGTACAGACTCTTGAACTGACGTAGGATCGTGTCAAAATACGACAGCTTCGAATGCGGCGATGGATTCGCAAGGGTCTG